GGAAAACGGCGTCATCATATACATCGAGGATAGTGAGTGCGGCAACGTCCGCATTCACGGCAAGGTGATCGGCAATCCAGGCCAGTCCAAAGAACTTGCCGATGGGATTCTAGTGCAGCTCATGGCAGAAACTCACCGGCAACTCGGATACCTCACGCCTGAATCATTGCAGTAAGCACAAGGCTGGCGTTAAGCCAGCTTTTTTTCCCATACATAACCTTTTGCTTGCTTTTGTTTGCCACAGCAGCACATTGAGATATTGGTAGACGAGCATGACGCCCATCTTGCGGCGGCAGATTGAGATTCAAAAATTACTTTTTCTCCAGTGTCAATATTTGTGCCAATCACCTTACAAGATATTGCTTGTAGATTTTTTGCTTTCATCTCTGGTGTATTGAGGTAAGCAGCAACCTTTCTCGCAGCATTCTTTTGAGCAACGCTATTTTTTAAAGCCTCTCTGTTTTTTGCAATAACATCAGGTCTCTGCAAAATAGTTCTGGCATTTTTTGAAGTGGCTTCTTTGTGTTTTGCGCTGTTTCTAATTGCTTGCTTTAGTTTTGCAATAAACAAAGGATCTGCATTTCTTTTTAAGCATACATCCCTATGTGATTGTTTATATTTTTCGCTCGTCAAAGCAGTCTGTAACGCCTTTTCTCGGAAGTGCTTATGGGTAAACGGTAGCTTTGCCAATGGGGATAAGTTGTAGCAATTTTCTGTCCCGTACCAACGTTGTAGCAATGACTCTTCTGAGGCGTGCGCCTCATGTATTGAGTCGCACAAATGGACTATTTGAAACGAAAAGGCATCAATACCATATTTATTGTACGAATACTGCAACGGCCGACAATGATGGTTTCCATGATCCAATCTATATATGTGCTGCCTTAATCGCTTGAAGCAATCTTTGCTACTTCCTATATAACGCTTGCCATTGACAACATTGATTATATTATAGACTCCTAAGCTCATTCATATACCCATCATTTTATTTAACAAAGAGTCTGCTGCTCTTTCTAAACCTATAGCATTGTGATAATCATTAAAATCCTGACCAACATTGTCACTGATCCAATATGGTAGTTTTGTTTTTAAAGCGGCATTCAATCCTGCGCCATTTGGGTCATTGTCTGCAACAACAAAGCCATCCTTTGATTTAGACGCAACATTGACGATGTTTGACGCAGAGAAACATATAATAATGTTATATCTTAAGTTGAGGTGTTTCATGGCCGCCTTGACACTAAGCGCTGTGGCGTAGCCTTCTGTGTAAATCGTTCGCCCCTTAGAACTGATTTGTGCAAGCGCATTTTTGCTCTGTTGGCCGTAAAGGAACTTCTTTACCCCGTTTTCGTCGATTGTCTGGCAGCCAACCAGATGGCCATCTATACGCATGGGAACCACCAACTTACCTTCCCATACCCACCCCTTCTCATGCGGCAATCCTTTCGCCGTGAGATACGGGTGGTGGTCGCACTTGGCGTGGTGCATTATCCATCCGGCTTTCTTGGCGGCCTTCTCTTGGCGTTCCTTACGCTCACGATTGACACGTTCCATGTTACGCATGATGACCTCACGGGACACGGGCTTGGCGTTCTTGTCGCGCCAGCTTATAGGCTTCTCGTGGACAGCCCAGTTCTGGATAGCACCGCTCGTACCCTCAAAGATATACGCGCCGTTCTGTTTGCCGTTTGGTTTGTCAGTCGTAGCGCAGCGCACCCACCTGCCAGCAATTAGATTTGTGATGATCAGCCCGTGCTCTGCGGCGAATGCTACGAAATTCATGCTTCTTTCCCTTACCAAATTTAACTTCACCCATGTACTCATGCCAGACTGTCAGGTCTTTTCCCGCCCAGTCGTGCCGCTTCATATTCAGATCGCGGATGCACCGCATCTGTTGTCTGTTTAATCTCATCTCGCCCTTCCTTTGCTCTTTGCAAACGCAATAGCTCGTGACTTGATCCAGCCAAGCGTAGCTTCTGTCGGCGGCTTGGCAACAACGTGCAGACCGCGTGGGAATACGCCGAACTTTTCTTTGTATTTGTGCGCAGCCCAGCCTTCTTTGAACCCCTTGGCTCGTGCGTAATACAGGATCTGAGAGTAGAAGTCTTGCGGACTAGCTTGCAGCTTGGCATTGGCCGCCTGTAGCTCCAGCAATTCACCGGGTACAGACTCAACCTCTTTGCGGATCGGCTTGATATGACCGCAAGCACCACACTTGTTGTCCTTGAAAGTCCACAGGATCCCGCATGCAGGACACTTGGCTTCTTTCTTTTCCTTCTCCGTGGGTTCTTTCTTGGCCTTCTCGCCGCCCTCGTGCAGACGCTTCACGCCCTCGTGGTACAGCTCATCCCAGTCATCACGGAACCGCAGGAAGTTACCGGCATGGTCTAGCCAGACGGCGAACTCTTTGCCCTCATGGGTACGCATGATGCGGCCGAGCTGCTGGACATGGGAGCTGAATGACTTACTGAACGGACGGGCAGACACACCGATCATTACATCGGATACATCAAAGCCCTTGGTCAAGATGTCGGTAGCGATTAGGCCGTGGATCGTGGTGTCTGGCTTTGAAAATTCTTCAATCGTGTCTTTCTTAAACTGATCGTCCTCTTTGTAAGAGATGGATACAAAGTTATACCCAGCATCAGCAAACTTCTGAACAAGATCGCGGCCGTGATCTACGCCGGCACAGAACACAATGGTCTTGCGTGGTCGGCCAAAGATCTCATGGGTTTTCTTGACCCACTCCGATACGATGTCGCCCGTAATCTGCAAGCCGCGCTGTGTTACCTGATCCGCTGACCATTCGCCCGCAACCTTCTTGACGCCGGTCATGTCGATCTCTTTGGCAATGAACACGCGCAGCGGTGTCAACCAGCCCTTCTCGATCAGTTCCCCAGTAGGAGATGCGCCGACGATATGGGTGTAGATGTCGCCGAGCCCTTTGGTAAACGGCGTGGCAGTCAGGCCGATCACCTTCAGGTGCGGGTTATTCTTGATGAACTTCTTGGTTCCTGCGCGGCTGACGTGCGCCTCGTCAATGATGAGCAGGTCAATATCTGGGAACTTACCGCGTGCTTCTAGCGTCTGTGCTGAGCAGATCTGAATTCGCTCATGTGGTTTGTACCGCCAATGACCAGACTGCATAACGCCGTGGTCAATACCATAGCGGCCGAGACGCAAGCTGGTTTGCTCTACCAGAACGATGCGATCCATGACCATGGCCGTGCGCTTATAGTTCTTGGCCACCTCTTCCATGATATGGATGGCCGTCTCTGTCTTTCCGAACCCCGTAGGCGCATACAACAACTGGCATGTGTGGCCGTCGGCAAAGCCTTGCCTTAACTTCTCGACCACTTCCATTTGGTGGTCGCGTAACTGCAAACTCATACTAACCCCTTAAACTGGGGCGGATCCGCCGCCCCTTCGGTATTACGCCGCTGCCTTCTCCATCTTCTCGTACTTGCCGCGCCAGTATTTAACCTGACGTTTCAGCTCTGCGTTCTCGGCTTGGAATCCATCACGCGATACCTTCAGCGCTCGGATCTCGGCCTCAAGAGTATGGATCAGTTGTCGCTGAGACTCCAGAGTTTCTGCGGCTTGTGCCTTTTCTTCTTCTGTGCCGGGCATTTGCTGCACGGCCAGCTGGTGCATCAGCTTCTCGTTTTCGATGGACATATCAGCAACCGCTGCCGCCATCTCTGCGAGCTTGTCTTCCTCAATCATTACTTCGGACGGCTTCATTACCACCGGCTCAGACGAGAGCTTGGTAACATCCATCTTCTTTTCTATCCCATTACGCTCATACTTCTTCTCGGTCTTTTCCAATCCCATTGTCTTGCGGATACGGCCGACTGTCATCGGAGATACATCGCAGTGACGAGCAATCTCCTGATCAGACCATTCGCTCCACTCAACATCGTTCAACATCTTCATCACGGCGTTGCGCTTATCTTCGTTGGTACGGCGCAGGCCATGACGCGAATTAGCGCTGAGCGAAAACAATACAGCCTCACGCAGCGTGCCGGTGCGGACATCGCACTCTACATCTAAGAATCCAGCCTTTTTGTTTGCGTGAAAGCGGTGAAAGCCATCGGCCAACCAGAAGTTAACGCCGTCATTAAACACAGTCATGGGAGGGAACTGAGCGTCCTCCAACATGTTCTCTGCGTATTCAGCGACAGTCTCTTGGTTGATGTACTTTCGTGGCTGAGTGCCGCCGTCAATGCGGATGTCTTTAAGTTTTAATTTCATTTTTGTCCCTTATTCATAAGCCTGCAAATCTGCAAGCGCCCTCATCAATTCTGCTTCAGATGCTCTGGCTTTGCAACTAACTGCCATCGCCTTTTCTACAACTATTTTGTATCCGATTGCTTGATTTGTTGACCCGTTTATGACCTTCTGCGGGATACGTTTTAGCAATCGCTTGATCTCCTCCTTGTAGTTCACTTTTCCCTCATCAGATCTTGAATTAAATCAAACACTTCGATCTCTGCCTTCAAAACTTCCAGCGCAGACTGGGCGTTTGCGTTATTAAACTTGAGCATTTGCTCAATCGTTGCTGCGGCGTGGCGTATTGCCATTTCTCTGTTTGTCATTTCTCATCCCCCTTGTAGTAAATGTACCAGCGCGTATGGTTTCCCTTTGCTTTGCGGCGTTTAACCAATCCCTTTTTGTGCAGTGAAGCAAGGATCATGGCGCAATGGTTGCGAGTCCAGCGCGTTGCCTCTGCGGCTGATGCACCGGTCACATCTCCAACCTTTGTTACCAGCTTCAGGATCGCACGCTGACTTTCGTTAAGATCGTCTTTGACTGACAACCTTCTAATATGCGGGTACTTTCTCTTCTCCTGATACGGCTCCAGACTTGCCCGATCCTTGAACAGCATACGGATGCTGCGTGTGATCGGAGCCTTTGGAAAGTGAATAGGAAACCCTAGCGCCGCAGTTAGCGGCCTTGCGTCATACATGAATTGCCCCCTTAGAACTGACGGATAACATTACCCTGAAAGTTGTACGTCCCACAATGTACAAGCTGCGCCCATGGTGCCGCCCATACTTTGATCCCCTTCTTGCGGGCTATCTTGCAGAAATGAAAGTCTTCCGATAACAACCTACCACCGGTTTCTTCGTCGATGCTAGTGGCAAAGAACTCTTTTATTTTCTCTTGCTCTGCACCATCCTCGAACTGGACGGCTGTGTGCATGTCGTTCAGATACTCAGGTACATCCAGCTTTTCAAACACTTCCCGCTTTATCAGCATGAATCCTGTGCCTCCGTTCTCAATCTCGAATGGCTCGTTCATCCGTGTTTCGACGACCTTGGCGCCATCGGCGAAGTTCACCACGAAAGAACCTGTGTGATTGTGCAATTCTGATGCAGGCACGCCGTTCTCTACGGCTTCCTTGACGCGAGGCCAGTCAATCTCCTTCTTCGGGTACAGGCCACAGATAATCTCTTTGTCGGCATCAATCATCTTGACGATGTCTTCTGGATTGAACCCGATGTCAGCGTCAATGAACATCAGATGCGTGCAGTCCGTATTAAGAAAGTCATACGCCAGACGGTTACGCCCACGAGTGATGAGCGATTCGTTCTGGGTGAATCCGTAGTACATCAGGATCCGGTTGCTTGCAAACACCTGAGTTGCCTGTATCAAACCCATTGTGTAGAACACATGGTTGAGACCGCCGTAGCATGGCGTTGCTATAAATACACTAGCTTTTAGATCGCCCATGGCGTCTTGTCTCCGT